GCTTGCGCCCTGCTTCGTTTACAGGGTATATGCGCTCGTTACCATATGCTGTTTTGATTTCTACTTCTATTGTGTTCATTGTTTATTGCTCCTTTGTTTCTATAAAATCAAAGTCAACCGTGTACGCTGTCTTGTACTCGCCATCGTGCAGTACCTCGAAGCCTTCGGCATCGTCATTCAGCCAGCGGTACTTATACTCGACATCGTCACAGATATAGGCATCACCTACAGGTACACCTACACCCTGTTCAACCAAGTCTTTCCTTACTTTTACTCTGTGGTTCATTGTGCTATCTCCTCTAATTTAAAGCCTCGCTCACGTAATACTATATAATGCAATGCTATGTGAATCTTTGTCATGTATTCAGTAGGATTCAATACCGATTCAATTATAAACTCAGTAGGTATTGTCTGTAGTAAACTTTTATATTTCTGTTTTGCTGTCATTTTGCTATCTCCTCTATATGTGGTCTTTAAAAACTGGGTACGTTTCACCGAATCTTTGCGCAATCTTTGTGAGAGTCTCAGCAGAGGATTTACCGTAAAGTTCCTCCCTGTCCCAAAATCCTACACCATGCCTGTTTCTAGTAAGCCAGAAATCATGTCCAGCTTGCTCTTCCAAATCGTCTGACATATAACACTGAACACTAGAATAGAAAGCCAGACAATCAATGGCTGACTCTCTCAGGAAATCGCTGTCAAGTTCTGCGCCATGTTCAGGCTGATCAATGTCACCGCATTCTGTGAAGTCGATTGCCTCCAAATAGGCATTAAAAAAGGTCTTTTCTTTTTTGGTCATTTCAATTTTCATTGTTTGTGCTCCTCTGTTAAAAATTAATTAAATCTTCTTTGAAAAACATTTTAGGCATAGGCTTGGCATCTAACAGGTGCTCGCCTCGCAGTATTACAAAGTCTTTGAAGCCTCGCTGTTTCATTGTGTCAAAAGCCACAGTCTCCATGTTTAACAGCGACAGTCTACCATCTAAGCGAATAATGCCTCTGTCTCCTACTGCTTCCCGTCCATCATCGTGTAGGAATTGTGCGTAAAATTGCATTGTTTACTCTCCTTCGTTTTACAGTATAGGTTGCTGATTCATCCTGACTATTACGCTATCTGGATCAAGTCCCATGCTCTTTGCTAAGTGTAGTTTAATGCTTGCCAATTCTGGCGTGTTCGGTTTATACGGTTTCTCCCCGGCATACTGGCACAATTTGGCCCAGCTAATGTATTTCTTTTCATTGTTTTCTGTGATCTCAAAATCAATCATTGGTATTGTCTCCTGTTATATGCTCACTGCATTGATTAAAGTATACTGTTTATTCATTTTGCGACCATGGGCCGGGTACACAATCAAAGGAACGTCTTTTTTCCAACATTCCCGGCAATCAATACACTTGCCGTCTCTTGTATATGCTTCGCAAACACTTCCAGTAATAGGCGCGTCTTCTGCATGCTGAACAATTGTGCTGGTAGTGTTTCCCGGTATTGTCTCACCTGTTATGCTGTCGCTACTGTAACGGACAACCACATTCTGCAAGGCTTCCATCTTGTCAAATACTGCCCGGAATTTTGGGAACTTGTGCATCCTAGTTGGCAACCAATGAGAAACCCATGGTGTACGCTCCATAACATCCAGAATTTTTTCTGCTAGTTTTACACTGTAGCAGTCACCACTATCAAACCAGCGAAAGTATCTGCTATTGTCTAAAGCTTTCACCATATCATCGGCCCAGTCTTCCCGCTTCCAGTCTTTCCGATTATGCTCACGCGATGAGATTACATTCTTAAATCGGTAGTTTCCATCGGTCGCATAGCATCCCTTACAGGCATCGACCAACTCCCCGTTTTTCTTTTTACTTCCCGGGCACGTATCTAATGCCTGTAGCGACCAACTGAAACATGGCATTTTTGATGGTTTGGATAGTTTAATCATTGTTATTGTCTCCTCAATTGTGGCGCATCCTTGCGCCTTGTCTACTTTACTGTGCCTTGATAGTCTGGATAGCTTCCTGTGCCATCTTGATTTGCTTGTTAGACATCGCGCTCCTAATCATTCCTTCCAGCAGTCTAATAGCTGTCTCTGTCTGTCCCGCTTTGTGGTAATTCATGATAAAATCTATCTGCTTTTGAATTGTCATTGGTTGTCTCCTCATGTATTACAGTCTTAATTAACTGTATAGGTACACTGTATAGAATGGCTGTATAGACTGTCAAGCATTTATTTTAACTTTTTTGGATGTTGTACATTTTTTAACCAATAGCATTCTTTCTTCTACTATATGCCAATCTGTATTGGCTGCTGTATTGTTTTCTATGTGGTACTTCTCACACTCTCACACTTGCCTCTTCAGACTGACTCACCAGTCAGTTATGACTCGTCAGTCAGTATATGCCGAGCCTATGCTAGGAATGATTCTCATTAGCAAACAAGAACGATTCTCATTAGCAACTGCAAACGATAATGATTCTCATTCAAGGAAGTGGGGTCTGAAGAGGGGACGGGGAGGGCGTAGTCGGCAGCGTCGCTCTATATGTAGCCACCCAGATACAAAAAAGAGTGAAATTGGGAGTAAAAAAGAGGCTAGTAGTGGGTATGACTGGGGAGTGTACGTTATTGAAAACTAAGGAGAAATACTAAGGAGGACAATCTGCGCATAGTCCTCTGCTATGTCAGTGTAAAAGGACTAGAAAGTGCGCATAGTCCTGAGAAGGACAGTCAACCAAATACCACCCACAGCTCTCTTTGTAAAAAAGACTTGACAAATTAAAAAAAGTATGGTATAATATATAGACTAATAAGAATTACACAGATTCAAATAGCATAGTTCTAGTAGCGTAATAGCAAAGCAATAGCAAACATACCTACTAACATACAACAATTCCCTCAAAGACCACTAAAAGCACTTAGTGATAATCTCAGAGAAACTAATGAGTTCTACACCAAAGAAAAAGCGTGGAAGACCGCCAAAAGCTCTTGTAGAAAGCAAGAAGGCTGGTAGTAGAGGTGTACGTGGACGACCACCCGGTGATGCCGCTGCAATAGCAGAGTTCAAAGCGAGACTCCTAGCATCACCAAAGTCACGCAAAGTGATGGACTCTATTCTCAATGCAGCACTCGATGACGATCATAAGAACCAAGCTGCTGCATGGAAGCTATTGATGGACAGAATGTTACCTCTGTCTTACTTTGAGAAGGATAAAGTGGGTGGTGGTAAGAGTGCCATCAGTATTACGATAAGTGGTGTCGGTGAAACCACTATCTCCTCTTCAGACGAACAGAATGATACTGAAGAGTTTATAGAGGCAGAGCGCATCGATGATTGATCTAAAGTTCTTTACTATTGACGAATTCAACTGTCAGTACAGCGGTGAGAACGAGATGAAAGACTCTTTCTTGCAGAAGCTAGATCAATTACGGTATATGTGTGCCTTTCCCTTTGTGATTACTTCCGGGTATCGCTCTGCTGACCACCCAATAGAAGCCAAGAAGGACACCCCGGGTACTCACGCTCAGGGCATAGCTGCTGACATCCAAGTAAACAGCGGGGCTGAGAAGTACAAAATAGTTCAGAACGCCATGGCTATAGGATTTACTGGTATTGGTATTGCTAACACCTTTGTTCATGTAGACACTAGAACAACGACTCCCGTTATTTGGACGTACAATTAACTAAGACTTCCCAACAATCTCTCAATCGTGTATCAGATTAGGGGTAAATTAGCTCTGATTGTACTTTCCAATAAGGAAAGCTCTCCAAACAGACTATATGAGTAAATCAATGGAAAAAGTAACCACTAAAGCCAAAGAGTTTTCTGAAAGTCTTGGTCTTAAAATCTCTACAGCAGAGAATCTTTCTGTAGGAAACACCTTTATCGGCCTGACCGTTTACGCTGTCGTGGTAACACTTATCCTCATACTGTGACCGACTTAAAAGTAGAGCTGCTTGACTGGCAGAAAGAAGTCTTTAACGACAGCTCTAGGTTCAAAGTAATAGCTGCCGGAAGGCGTACAGGCAAGTCTCGCCTAGCTGCTTGGATGTTAATCATCAACGCACTCCAAGTCGAAAGAGGCCATGTCTTTTACGTAGCCCCCACTCAGGGACAAGCCAGAGACATTATGTGGCAGACGCTGCTGGAGCTGGGACACCCAGTCATAGCAGGTAGCCACATCAACAACCTGCAAGTAAAGCTAGTCAACGGAGCGACTATTTCACTAAAGGGTGCTGACAGACCAGAGACTATGCGTGGTGTGTCGTTGAAGTTCTTGGTCATGGACGAGTACGCTGACATGAAGCCAGAGGTGTGGGAACAAATCCTGCGCCCTGCTCTAGCTGACCAGAAAGGCTCTGCGCTGTTCATTGGTACACCGATGGGGCGCAATCACTTCTACGAGCTGTACAAGTACGCAGAGCTAGGAGATGATGAAGACTTCAAAGCGTGGCACTTTACCAGCTACGACAACAACCTGATAGAAGCCTCTGAGATAGACAGAGCAAAACGCTCGATGTCTTCTTACGCGTTCAGGCAGGAGTTCATGGCTTCCTTTGAGGCGATGGGTTCTGAGATGTTCAAGGAAGAGTGGGTACGCTACGAGGAAGAAGAGCCTAGTGGCGGTGAGTATTACATAGCTATCGACTTGGCTGGCTTTGAAGAAGTAGGAAAGAAACGCACAAAGAACACCAAGCTGGACTCGACAGCTATTGCTGTTGTTAAAGTACAAGACGATGGTAGTTGGTGGGTAGCTAATATCATCACAGGAAGGTGGGACTTAAACACCACTGCTGAGAAGATACTACAGGCCGTACGAGACTACAAACCTATCTCGGTAGGTATAGAGAAGGGTATCGCTAGACAGGCTGTTATGTCCCCTCTGAGCGACCTGATGCGTAAGTACAACACCTTCTTCCGCTGTGATGAACTAACACACGGCAACAGAAAGAAGACTGACAGAATTATGTGGGCTTTGCAGGGACGCTTTGAGAACGGAGTAGTCTCTCTGAACAAAGGGGAGTGGAACATGAAGTTCTTGGATGAACTCTTCCAGTTTCCTAACGACCTAGTACATGACGATACAGTCGATGCTTTGGCCTATATCGACCAACTAGCAAACGTAGCCTACGGTATAGGTAATATACCACAAGAAGAGTACGAGTTTATAGATGTGGTATCAGGATACTAATAAAGCTCATGACTAATGTACATTTTTCTAGTAAAACAGATTTGTGGGCTACACCACAAGAGTTTTTTGAAAAATATAATGAAGTATATCAGTTTGAATTAGATGTATGTGCTAATTCAGAAAATTCAAAATGCTCTAAGTTTTTTTCCATACAAGATGACGGATTAAGTAAAACTTGGACAGGAACTTGCTGGATGAACCCGCCTTATGGGAAAGAAATTATACATTGGATGAAAAAAGCGTATGAAAGTTCTTTACAAGGGGCTTGTGTTGTTTGTTTAGTGCCAGCAAGAACAGATACAAAGTGGTGGCATGAATACGCCATGAAAGGAGATATTGAGTTTATCAGAGGCCGTCTTAAGTTTGGAGGTTCAAAAAACTCAGCTCCTTTTCCTAGTGCAGTCGTTGTATTTCATCCTGCTAAAAAGAGTTTTAATTTATGAAAGATAAAGAGATGTTCATGGAGACGCTAGAGTCTTGGCTGGAAGTCAAGCTGGACGGTTGGCGTGACCACTTCGAAGCAAACTACGCAGACAAGTTTGACGAATACTATCGCCTGTGGCGTGGTATCTGGTCTGCTGAAGACCGTACAAGAGACTCAGAGCGTTCCCGTATCATCAGCCCTGCATTACAGCAGGCTGTTGAGTCTTCTGTAGCAGAGATTGAAGAAGCTACGTTTGGTCGTGGTAAGTGGTTTGACATTAAAGATGACCGCAATGACCCTGAGAAGGCTGACATTGTATACCTGCGTGAGCAGCTCCACGAAGACTTCTCACAGAACAAAGTCCGTAAAGCTGTAGCTGAGTCACTCATCAACGCTGCTGTGTTTGGTACTGGCATCGCTGAGGTTGTCCTAGAGGACGTTAAAGAGATGGCTCCTGCTACCCAGCCTATCATGGGTGGTGAGCTACAGGCAGTAGGTGTAAACATCGTAGAGAAGACTACGTGCAAACTGCGTCCTATCATGCCACAGAACTTTCTTATAGACCCTGTGGCTACTTCTGTTGAAGAGGCTATGGGTGTTGCTATTGATGAGTTTGTTCCTTATCACTACGTGGAGCAGATGCAGGAGAAAGGAGTATTCAAGGATGTCCACGTTGGTGAAGCATCTCCTGACTTTGACATAGAGCCAGACCAAGAGCTTACTCGTTATGAAGACGATAAAGTAAGACTGACTAAATACTACGGTCTAGTACCAAAGCACCTTCTTGATGATATTGATATTGACGAAGACGATGAAGTAGTCGATCTCAGCGACACTGAAGAAGAGGAAGGTTACTATGTAGAAGCCATCGTAGTGCTGGCTAACGGTGGTATTCTGCTGAAGGCAGAGCGTAATCCTTACATGATGCAAGACCGTCCTATCGTGGCTTTCCCGTGGGATGTAGTACCCGGAAGGTTCTGGGGTCGTGGAGTCTGTGAGAAGGGCTACAACAGCCAGAAGGCTTTGGATGCAGAACTGCGAGCTAGAATTGATGCTCTGGCTCTGACAGTACATCCCATGATGGCTATGGACTCTACTCGTATTCCAAGAGGAAGTCGCTTAGAGGTCAAACCCGGTAAGCTGATTCTGACTAACGGAGACCCACGTGAGGTACTTCAGCCCTTTAACTTCGGTCAGGTAAACCAGATAACCTTCGCACAGGCCGCAGAGCTACAGAAGATGGTACAGACCGCTACTGGTGCTATCGACTCTGCTGGCATACCCGGTTCAATCAATGGGGAGTCTACCGCTGCTGGTATCTCCATGTCTCTTGGTGCAATCATCAAACGCCACAAGCGTACTTTGATTAACTTCCAAGAGTCTTTCATCATACCATTTGTAACAAAAGCAGCTCACAGGTATATGCAGTTTAACCCTGAGAACTATCCTGTAGCTGACTACAAGTTTGTTGCCTCTAGCTCTCTGGGAATCATTGCCCGTGAGTACGAAGTCACTCAGCTCGTACAGTTGCTACAAACCATGTCAGCAGACTCTCCACTGTACCTCTCACTGATTCAGTCAATCATAGACAACATGAACTTGTCTAACCGTGAGGAATTGATTGAGCAGCTAACACAAGCAAGCCAGCCTAACCCTGAAGCACAGCAAGCAGCTCAGGCAACACAGCAGGTACAGCTTGAGTTCCAGCAGTCACAGACTAACGCACTCAATGGTCAGGCTGCTGAGTCTCAGGCGAGAGCGCAGAAGATTGCTGCTGAGACACAGGCTATTCCTATTGAGTTAGAGAACGACAGACTTAGAGCCGTTACTACCAACATTAAAGCTGGCGATCAGGACGACAAAGAGTTTGAGCGTAGGATTAAACTAGCCAATACGCTCTTGAAGGAACGAGAAATAGCTGTAAAGGAGCAACCCAATGGTCAGTAACAGAGAGCTGGAAGCGGTAGTAGCTCAAGTAAACGCTGAGTTTGAAAGACTCAACAAAAGGATAGCGGAGCTAGAAAATGCCAGAGAAGAAGAAAAAAGACCCACGCCTAGCAAGAGTAGGAGTAAG